TATTTATAACAAAATACGTATTTAAACAATGGGATATTTAAATAACTCAGTAGTAACAGTAGATGCTATCCTAACAGATAAGGGTAGAGAGTTACTTGCTAAAAACGATGGTACGTTCCGTATCACTCAATTCGCTTTATCTGATGACGAAATCGATTATACACTTTATAATCCAACTAACCCTTCAGGTTCAGCTTTCTATGGTCAAGCAATTGAAAACATGCCTTTATTAGAGGCATTCCCTCTTGTAACACAAGAGATGAAGTATGTGTTAACTACACTACCTCGTGGAACCTCTAAGATGCCAGTACTTGATCTAGGGTATGCAGCAATTACTTTAAAACAAGGTGCTTCACTTGCTATTACTCCTCAAACCCTAAACTATTTAGGTGGTAATACAACATTTGAATCTTCTGGTTACACTGCAACTATCTCAGATGTTAGAACACTTAGCACATTCAATGGAGTAGGTGTTAATACAGCGGATGCAACCGCACTTAATTCAACAACTACTATTGGTACTAACGTATCTAAAACTGTAGTAGGTACTACAATTAATCTAACTGCAACTACTGTAAATACGTTGTTTGGTTCAAATAACTTTTTACAAGCTACTTTAACAGTAGTAGGTAGAGATTCAGGAGCTCGTATTACAATTCCTGTAACTATTACTAAAACTTCAGCTAATTAATAGATATGTCATTTAAAAGATTTACCCCATCCGATTTTTTAGTATCTGCTGATTCAGTTACAGCTCCATGTTGGACTAATAATGTATATGATTTAACTAATTTTTTTACTAGTTCTACTCAAGAAAATAGTTCACAAGGTGATTATGTTTTAGCTGTTTATCAAACAGCCTCTACAGATAGTACTGCGGCTATCCAATTTTATTTAGGGTATGCTAATGCTTTAGGTTCAGGTTCTGATGCTTATAATTCTCAGATACCACAATATTCACCTTCTTCTACACTTTATGGACAATGGAGAAACCTTATATTAGAAGATGAAAACGCTAACTTTTTGTTTGGAAATGTTACCCAATCAGATTTTTTCATTATCTCAGTAGAAAGAGCTAATTACAAACAATCCCTTCTACCAGGTTCACTTAATCTTCTTTTATCAGGATCAGGCACTACTAAAATAACCCTAACTGATAATAGTAATGATATTTCAGTAGTACCTTACATTAATGGTACTAGAGTGTATCAATTAGTTTCAGGATCAAATGGGTCCGCTGTATCTACAACGGCTGCTGGTTCCACTGTAGCAGGACAAACTGCTTCTGGTTCTTATGGATGGTTTGTACCTGATATGGGAGCTATTTTATTAAATGCCCAAGCTTTAGCTTTAACAGCCGCCAGCGGTGGTATAGCTTTATCCTATAGTGGTTCTTTTGGAAACCAAGCTAATGTATCTAATGGATATAATAATACTATAATTTACACAGCAATTTCTAGAGGTGATTCATTTGAACTTAACTCTCAAGAAAACGTTACCTCAGACTATGTGTTTATAAGACCACAAAATGCTGAGTTTAACTATACAACTAACCCATCATTTATAACAGGTTCAACTGGTGAAGTACTTTACTCTACTTCTATTAATAACCCCCAAGTATACATCACAACAGTAGGTTTATACAATGATGCAAACGAGTTGTTAGCTGTAGCTAAATTATCTAGACCATTAGTTAAAGACTTTACTAAAGAAGCTCTAATCCGCGTTAAGCTAGATTTCTAATGAATGAGTGCTTGGAAACAATTTTTAACATCTGATATAATTGTTAGCCCGTTTGTGGTTAACAAAGGATTTACTTTTACACCAGGTACCTCAAGTGGGCAATTTGCTTATTTAGGTTATACTAGTAGTGTTAGTGGGGAAATTATTAATGATGAGGCTGTAGGGATTAATCGCTTTTTAGGAATAAACGGGGATTATTATACTACTTCATCCTTAACGGGGCAGCTTACAAGTAGCCTTTCAGGTAGTGTTCCTTCTTATTTAGCAGATTTTACTCAATATAATCAAACGTTAGTTTATAGTTCTATTCAACAATTATATTATTCTAACTTTTTAACTGCTAGTGCCGGAGATAATGTTGCTACTGCTAGTATATTTTTAGGTAGTGATCCTAGTGGAAATATTTTAGTTGGGGGTGTGGAAAGCCCTTTATATGATAATTTTTTACAATCTACTTTACTTCCCAATAGATTTTGGCCTACTGCAAGTGGGGCTGAAATAGCTGTAGTTTCTATTCCTTCTAAGTTATACGGAGATTATATTCAACCTACTTCACTTAGAATGACTGTAAATTATGTAAATAATTCTACTTCACATTCTATACTTTTATCAGATGATGGAGAAGGTAATTTAGTAATTGATGGAACTACTGCTAATGTAGGTAATGTTATATACCCTCACGGTATGATAGTCTTTACTAACTCAGCATCATACTTTAACGATGGTTATGGAATTTCATTTTATGGAATTGACTATTATGGTTCGGGATTAGGACATTTACCTGTAGCCTCTGATGTAGCAAATAATAACATAACTTTATCTTTTTCAAGTTCATATACTATATATGAAACACAATATAAATGTACTATTAGAGAAAGTGAATTTAACGCTACTTTAAACCCATCAGCTCAAAAGAGTGGATCTGTAGTAGAAGTAAGTGGGAGTTATTTTTATCAAAGAGGAAATGGAACATTAGCTAATAATGTTACAGGTTCATATTTTTCTCCTTATGTTACTACAGTAGGGTTATATGACAATTTCCAAAATCTTTTAGCAGTAGGAAAACTATCTCAACCTCTCCCAACATCAGCAACTACGGATACAACTATATTAGTTAATATAGATAAATAATTTATCAATATTTATAATTAACAGATTTAAGTAAAAGAAATGGCTAAAGTATTAAAAAATATATTCACAACGGGTTCAGACGCTATAATCCAGAATTATATTATAAATTCATGGCACGTTTCTCAGTCTGTTGATGCTTTTACTGGGGCAGATGCCTATGATATTGCTTTAAGTGGCAGTTTTAATCTTACTGGTTCACTTTATACTAATGTAGCTACTATTAATAGTACTGGATCATATACTGCATTAGTTAAAGATAATGCTACAAATCAAATACTTGCTAATACTGCTTTTACATCTGGTACATCGGGTACTTCAGGAACTTCAGGCACATCTGGTACTTCGGGTTCTTCAGGAACTAGTGGAACAAGTGGTAGTTCTGGTCTTTCAGGTATAAATGGTTCTTCAGGAACAAGCGGTTCTTCAGGTTCATCTGGCTCAAGTGGTTCATCAGGTTCAAGTGGAACTTCAGGAAGCTCAGGTTCATCAGGAACTTCAGGTTCAAGTGGTTCTTCTGGTACTTCAGGTTCAAGTGGTTCTTCTGGTTTAAGTGGTATAAACGGAACTTCGGGAACATCAGGTGTTACAGGCCCAGTAGGTCCACAAGGTCCTCAAGGAACAAACGGGACTTCAGGAACAAGTGGTTCATCAGGCCTTTCAGGTGTAAATGGTACTTCAGGTACTTCAGGAGTAGTTGGACCACAAGGCCCACAAGGAACAGGGGGTTCATCAGGAACAAGTGGTTCATCCGGTCTCTCAGGTATAAACGGAACTTCGGGAACATCAGGTGCTACAGGTCAAATAGGCCCCCAAGGTCCTCAAGGAACAAATGGAACTTCGGGAACAAGTGGTTCATCCGGTCTCTCAGGTATAAATGGTACTTCAGGAACATCAGGTGCTATAGGTCCAGTAGGTCCACAAGGTCCCCAAGGAACAAATGGAACTTCGGGAACAAGTGGGACTTCAGGTTCATCTGGTCTTTCCGGAATAAATGGTACTTCAGGTACTTCTGGTTCTTCGGGTTCTTCAGGTGGTACTGGTTCACCGGGTCCTGCAGGTCCAGTAGGTCCTGCTGGTACTTCAGGTACTTCAGGTTCATCTGGTCTTTCAGGTATAAACGGAACTTCGGGTACTTCTGGAATTTCAGGTACAAGTGGTTCATCAGGAAGTAGTGGTACTTCTGGTTTAGGAACATCAGGTACTTCAGGAACTTCAGGTGTAGGAACTTCAGGTTCATCTGGTCTTTCAGGTATAAATGGTTCAAGTGGTACTTCAGGAACATCAGGAAACGGAGTAGGTAATTTTTCTCCAGGAACCCCCGCTGTTGCAGCATTTGTAGATGTTCCTGATGATGTTGGTTATAACCCTGCAGGTTGGATTAAAATTTCAATAAGTGGAACTGACTATTTTGTTCCAGCCTGGACATTAGGAGATTAAAAATAAATAAATTATGTGGTTATATCAAAATAAAGAGGTCCTCTCTCTAGAGGATCTCCCCCAAGACACATACGGTTTTATCTATATAGTTACGCATTTACCCTCAGGTAAATCCTATATTGGTAAAAAATCGTTATTCCATAACGTAAAGAAAAAACTCACCAAAAAGCAACTCGCTGAACAAACTGGTAGAGGTAGAAAACCAACCACTGAGGTAATTCAAAAGGAAAGTGACTGGAAAACCTACTATGGTTCAGCTAAACCTATCTTAGATTTGATAAAAGAAGGTAAGCAAGAAGAATTTACTCGCGAGATTTTACAGTTGGTTCCCAATAAAAAGTTATTAACTTACTACGAATGTAAATTTTTGTTTATGTTAGGGGTCATAGAACAGCAAGACGGATAC